AGGCGGCAATCCTCGGAACCAGAGTAGGGAATCTTCAGTCGGAAGCGTTCGATCCTCTGATCAGCCGGGTGTACTCGATTGAGGCCGAAGCAGGACGTATCCCGATGCCTCCCGATATTTTGCTCGAATCGGTGCACGGTCCGGTAGAGGTTCAGTATCTCGGACCTCTGGCCCAGGCCCAGACCCGACTTACAACGGTAAGGTCGATTCAATCGTTTCTGCAACTTACCGGCCAGATCGCGCAGTTCGATCCAACGGTCATTCATGCCGTCAACGCGCCTCACATATTGAGAGTGTTGCGCGATGCGGTCAATGCGCCGGTTGAGTGCGTGTACGACGAGAAGACTTTCGCGGGGATTATCCAGCAGTTGAACCAGCAGGCTCAGCAGGAGCAGACAGCCGAGAACGTGCCCAAGCTGGCCAAGGCTGCCGCATCGCTGGCCAAGGCGCCGGAGTCGGGGAGTATTTTGAAAAACCTGATGAGCGGAGGCAGTGCCGATGCCGTACAGTGACCCATCCGAGATGCAGAAACGGTATCGCAATGTCTTCGGAACGGCGGAGGGCCGGGTAGTACTGGGAGACATATTGACACTGGGTCACTTCGGGGAAGCTGTTGATCCGATGAGCCCTGTGCAAATTGCGGAGTACAATGTTGCTGTAACGATAGCTCGCATGGCTGGAGCCTTCGACGCGCTTTACAAATCACTCGGTATGGCAGAAGGAGAATGACGATGGGCGGAACCCCCCCGAACTACGACAACGTTCAATGGCCTGGCGGAGATGGATTACGAGTCCCGCAGGAGATGGCCCCAGCAACCCTGGCGGTCATCAAGCAGATTACTATCGCTATGGGAGTTTTGGGCGCCGCCGCCTCAGTGAACCTTTCTCCGAACCAGTCACAAGCCTCGGAGATCGTTGTTACTGGCAGCGGCGCGTTTGCGACCACACTTAACCTTCCCGCTGCATTCCCCGGTGCTTTGTACGTTCTCTACAACAACACGGCCAACAACGTAACGCTCAAAGTAACCGGGCAGACCGGGATCACCGTCGCCACCACCAAGCGGGCGCTCCTGATTTGCGAAGCGACGGATGTAGCTCGAGTTACAGCCGACACGTAGAGAGGTGGAACATGGCAGGACCAAGCGGCGGCAAGGGGGCGAAAATTGGAAGTAGTGGTCATGCTTCAAACGCCGCCCTGCATGACGACGAGGATGTGATGGCCCGGCGCCGAGCTCTGTTCGGAAAGTGGAAGCAGAGTAAGCGCCCCAAGCACATGATCGACTACATCAACTCTCCCACTCCACCTATGCCAAAAGTCACCAGATAAGTTGATAGTGGTACACTCAACGAGAAACGAGAAAGCGAATGCCTGAAGCAGTATTGGAAACTCCACCGGCAACGGAATCCCTTGGATGGCGCGCGGGTCTTCCTGGCGACTTGCAAAAGAACGAGGACTTTGCCAAGTTCAAGACGGTTGGCGATTTTGCCAAGCATCATCTTGAAGTAGCGGCCAAAGTTCCCGAACTGGAGAAGAAGCTCGGCGACTATGTGCCCAAACTCCCGGATAACGCTACCGATGAGGATAAGAACCTCTACTACGAGGCTTTAGGCCGACCCAAACAGCCCAGCGAATACGAGTTCGATGGCGAAGACAAGAATGCCCCCGAGTGGACGAATTTCTGGAAGCAGCAATTTCATGCCCTGGGTCTGACCAAGGCTCAGACCAAGCAGTTGAGCACAGTTTGGAACGCTCAGCAGCAGAAGATGGTGGATGCGCATAACGCCTCCGTCAAGGCTGAAATGACTACCGCGGAACAGAAGCTCAGAACCGAGATGGGCGACAAGTTCGATACCAACGTGGAACTGGCCAAGAGAATGACCGTCAAGCACCTGGGTTCGGAATTTGACAAGACGTTTGTCAATCTCCCAAGCGAAGCCCGCTTCGGAGTGGTCAAACTGCTCTTGAAGGTTGCCGAGCTTACCGGCGAGGACAGGTCACCGCAGTCGGGAAATAGTCAGAAAGGGAATGCTCAATCGAGCTTCATCTCCTACGACAAGAGCCCGGCACCGCCTAAGAAAGGTTAATCTCAATGCCTGATGTATCGCAGTTCGGGTATTCCACGTTCACGGACATAGTGCAGAACTATTCGTCCATGGATGCAGGGGCAAGATTCGTTTTGCCCAAGCGCGTTCTTGACCGCATGACTCCTCTGGTCAGAATGCTTCCGCTCAAGTCGAGCAACAACATTCTCTCGAATATCGCTACCCGTACCGACTCGCTTCCTGTTGCCTCTACACGGCGCTGGAACGAAGGCATCAAGGCCACGGCTTCCCACAACACTCCTATCAACGATCCCATCGCCCTGTTCGAGGATTACTCAGAAGTCGATAAGGATCTGTGGGAGATTCAAAACGACCCGAACATGTGGCGCGCCGACCAGGACATGAACCACGTGGAGGCCCTGTTCCAGTTGATGGAGTCCACGCTCCTCTACGGAAACTTGTCCAGCTCTCCCGGCGGCTTCAACGGCCTGGCGACCCGGTTCAATAACCTCGAATCCTATCCCAACGGCGATACCAGTTGGCAGCCGAACGTGTGGAGTGGTGGTGCCACGACAGGCAACGTCACCAGCGCATGGATGATTGAGTTTGGAGACGATACCTGCTATGGGATTTACCCGCCCAACTCGCCGGCCGGTTTGAGCGTTCGAGACCTTGGCGAAGTTACCAAGGAACTTTCGAGCGGAACCGGCGCAGTCGGTGCCAACTACATGTACCAGGTTCTCCGCACCATGCTGCGCTGGTATATGGGCATTCAGATTGCCGACGAACGCTGCGTGCAGCGCATCGCCAACATCAATCCTGTAGGGTTCTCCGGTCCCAATGGCTTTGACGAGAATGTGTTCATCCAGGCAAAGAACTGGCTTCCACGCGCCGGCGAAGCACCGGGAACCGTCATCCTCGTCAATCGCAACTTGAAGACGCAGATCGATATCCGCGCTGTCTCGCAGAAGATCAACACGTACTTCACTCCTCCGAGCGACAACAGCATGGACGTGTTCGGGAAAGCGGTAACCAAGTTCCAGAACATCCCGATCTATACCGCTGAAAAGATTCTCTCAACCGAAACCGTAGTGAGCTAAGGAGGCCCACATGCCGGTCACAGATGCTTTGCTTTACCTCCACGGCTCTGGCTCCTCGGCTTATGGCCCCGTAACCAGCACACCCAACGCAGCGTCGGTCGCTTCGATTTCCGGAACCACTCTCACGGTGACAACTCTGACCACCGGCCAGGTGCAGGTGGGTCAGAGCGTGAATGGTGTCGGAGTCAATGCCGGAACCTATATCACCGCTCTCGGAACCGGGATCGGGCTTGGCGCCGGAACCACCTACACCGTCAACAACTCGCAGACCGTTGGGCCGATTGCCATGACGTTCGGTCCCGCGACCCTGGGCGACACCCTCACCGGTAGCGCGCAGTACAGCAATCTGGAACTGGATTTCGGCGCTCCCAACAGCGGCGCAGTCTATCCATTCCTGCCACAGTTCCCGTCTTTGGCGGAGAAGGCTTACACCTTCCCTCCTGAAGTCATGGGTGCGGGTGGAATGGACCTTGGAGTCCACATCCTTATCACGGCTCCGATGCTGACGGCGGCGACTACAAGTGTCGCATTCACCGTTCTCACGTCTTCGGCAACGAATGCGGTGATTGGAACGGCGGGGAACATCATCGGTGCGCGCACTCTCACCGCGGCTCAATTAGCGGTGGTTGGCGCTCACTACTTTATTCCCGTATCTCCTGGATCGGTCTTGGAGTTTCTGCAATGGTATGCAGCCAATGCCGGCGGTGCAGCAACGACCGGACGCCTCGTGTCCTGGTTCGGACCCCGTACCGGTGGAGAGCAATAAATGAAGGTGCAAGCTAAATGCCTCACTCAGGCCTGGGATAGCGAAGCAGCGATGCTTTTCTATCCCGGCATGACTTACGAGATCGAGCGCGAAGGCAAACTTGCCAGCCTGAAAATGGGCAACAGGTTTGTTTTCGAGTTTGACCGCAAGGCCGAGCCGAAGGACGATAAGGTAACGCCCAAACCTGACCCTGAATCCGAACCGGAAGAGGAACTGTACCCCGACCGCGTATGCAAGGTATGCGGAAGGAAGTGCAAGAGCGCCTACGGGCTCCGGCTGCACATGGAGAACACTCACCCCGTCGCCGAATCTGTTGCGCCGGTCGAAAGCACAAAAGCCGAGACAGAAGCTGCCCCGGCGTAGGAGGCAGCTTGGCGTACTCGCAGGTTGGAATCTCGAACGTCGCCCTGGGACGTATCGGCGCGCGCGGCCAGATTACCTCCATCAATGACAACAGCTCCAACGCCGTAAAGATTCTTTCCGTCTGGGACACGATCTTCGCGGAAGTGAGTGCGGAGCGCGATTGGCGGTTTGCCAAGACGCGCGCCCAGCTTCAGCTTAGCCCCATCATCCCTCTCTACTCATGGAAAGCGGCGTGGGCTCTGCCGACCGACCTTCTGCGTTTCGTTCGCCCTCAGCGGCGGCCCGAAAAAAGGCGAGGATTCTGGTGGGGATGGGGGCCTGAAGGCAGCGGATGGTATCGCCGCGAAGACCCTCCCTTCTGGCCCTTCGACACCGACTACAAGATTGAGACGCTTACGGCAGGCTGGACTTCGCCGCCCACCAATCCTCTAACGCCTTATCCTCAGCCCTTTCCCTCCGGTCGCTATGCGGTGACCAACTACACCGGCTGGTGCGGGCCGGCCATGATTACCTATATTCAGTTGATTTCCGACTACTCGCAACTGATGCCTGGGTTCGTAAACTGTCTGTGCAACCGGCTGGCGATGGAGCTTTCCATCGGCATTACGGAGGACAAGAAGAAGTTCGAACTGATGGAGTCTCGCTACAAGGACAGCCTGAATAGCGCGGAGGCGCAGAACGAATGTCTTGATTTTTCGGACGAGGACGGAAACGAGTCGTGGGCTGAAGCAGGCCGTTATGCGCGGTGGTATTGAACTATGCCATCAAAGGCCTACACAACTCGAAACAGCTTCAACTCGGGAGAGGTTGGAAGTCTAGTCTCCTTCAGAAGTGATATATCTAAGTACGATTCTGCGTGTCTCACTTTGGAAAACTTTGTGCCTCTGGTTGAGGGCGGCGCCAAAAAGATGCCTGGGAGCTACTTTGCTGGCGCTACGGCGCTTGGTGGGGCAATGTTTACCGGATCGATCTCTGGTCACACGCTTACAGTCACTGCCGTAAACTTTGGAGTAATCCGCGTTGGACAGTCGCTGTCGGGGTCCGGAGTAGCCGTTGGAACATTCATCACTTCCTTGCCGGGAACCGGAACGGGAGGTATCGGGACCTACACCGTAAGCCCGTCCCAGGCGACGTCTAGCACGGTAATCGTAGCCGCAAGCACCGGAAAGAGCCGTCTTGTTCCGTTTCAGTTCTCCACAATTCAGGGTGCGTTTCTTGAATTATCGGCGGGAATCATCCGCATCTGGGAAGGAGCCAGTCAAGGTTCGTGGTCTCTTGGATTGGCACAATCTATTCCAATCTCAGTTCTGAACTACGATCCGGCAACGGCATACGTCATCGGTAATTTGGTTCTGGTAGGATATTTCTTCTTAGCCGCCGATGGAATCAAGTCGCTGTCGATAGCAGCTCCATACGGGCAGAGTAATTCCTACACTGTTCCAATCACCATCTCTACGAATGGTTCAGATGTTCTTTCCGTGACTGTAACCGGGACATCTCCCAATCAAGGGATAAACATACTTCTTGCCAACACCACACCATCCAAGAACGCAGCAAGCCTGATTCAATCGGCCATTCGTTCTCTCGGTTCCGTGAACGTAAGTAATTACGTCGATTTGTCTCAGTGGACGGTGACGCCAAGCCAAAGCTACTACACTACTCCGTGGACATCAGTTTCTTTGACCACTTCAATGTGGACGGGAACTAGCTCAGTTCAAAAATGCATTCAAAACAATCAGTTCTACGAATTTCCATCTGTGAGCTCTTTGTATTGGCAGGCCGGTACTCTTCCTCCTTCTCCTGGACCTATCGAACTGGTAACCCCATATCTAGAAGAGGACCTATTCGCGCTCGATTGCAGCACGCAGTCGGCCGACGTCCTTTGGATATTCCATCCTAACTATCCGCCCGCCGTGGTCGAGCGCCTGGGGGCGAATGTGTGGTCCTACAGCCTATCTCTTCCAGGCCAGCAACCGGGAGAGCCGCCATACCGAGGAACTACAGGCGTAGTCAAGACGGGATACTCGGCCCTTGGACAGAACATTAGCCTCATTTCGCAGTCCAACCCCGCCATCGTAGTGCTGGCATCAAGCTCAGGATCGCCGCCGTTCAGCGATGGAGACAGGGTTTATGTCAACCTGTGCTCAGGTATGGCCGACTTAAACGAGGGAGAATTTCTTGTTTCAGGCATCACCTACGGCACAACTCCAATCACGGTGATCGACGGAGCCGGAGTTGTTTCAACAGTCACAATGTCGAGCCCCGCCTGGTACATGAATCTGGTGGACCCGACCACTGGCGGCACGGTAAGTTCGGCAACCTACCTGCAATATCAGGGCGGCGGATTTGCGGTCAAGGTAGTTGCTCTGTTCGCCGCGGCTGGAGACTATCCCGCGTGCGGAACGCTCTACCAGGAAAGACTCTGCGGCGGCGGAAGCCTGAACAATCCCGTGCAGATGAATGGCAGCGTGCAGGACGACTACCCCGACTTCATCTGCGATCCGAATGAAGAAGACTTCGCCATACAGTTCACGCTCGTCTCGAACAAACTGGA